CTTGAGTTGCTCCCGGAGGTAATTCTCTACCATCACCCTCGTAGCCATACATATCTGGCGGAGGTGGAGGTGTTACCTGATCAGCAGGAGTTTCCAAATGAGCAAACTTTGCTATACCTTCTGGTACGGGTGTATCTTCCACAACAATAGGAAACTTCTTGTTGGCAAATAATATATCAACAATTTGTCCGTATGCTGCAAGAACTTTGGTTTTGGTTATTCTGACAAATACTTTTGATCTCTCAGAGTCACGATATTGTGTACTTGAATCGTAGATGCCACGAAAGTTTTTATAGGCTTGTAGCCATCTATGTTCGTGAGAACGTCTACCGTTTTCAGAATCCTCAAGCCTACTCTTTATGTATCCTGCAAGTCCGGGCATGATTGTCCCTGCATTGGACATAGCTGTAGGTTTATCGGATTCTTCGTCTGAATTTAAAAAATTGTCAGCCATAAATAAGTCCTAGCCAAAGTAGTTTTTGTCGTCTGCCATAGTAAAGAATGCACTTTCAACAGTCGGCTTTGACTGCTTCTTTGGCATGTCAGATTGTAAGTCGTAGTTTTCAATCTTTGTAGTGAAGTCTGCACCTTCACGAGTTAATTGATCTGCACCCATTTGGTCATCGACTGAAGTTTTGTCGCTGTTCATTATGTATGCAGCACCGTAGTTATAGTTGTTGTTTGGCATTGTTGTCTCCCATATACCAGTTACATAATTCCCTGTTCATCAGGGATATCCTTACGTAAAAGATCACTCATTTGCTGATCCATTGCGTAATTCATTGGACTAGTTGTAGCCATGTCTTGCTCAGATGTTTCTAAACCCATAGATGTCATATTTGCATATTGATCATCAGATATAGTTCTGTATTCTGCTGTCGGATCAGTTGGTACAAATTCAGATCCTGCTCCTGCAGGGCTTGATTGCATAGCAAATCCTACTGTAGCTCCCGGACCCATTCCTAATCCCTTTTCAAGTAAAAGTTCTGTTGCTACATCTTGGGCAGCTTGAACAGGATTATCTATAATCTGTCTAGCTAATTCTCCTACTGCTAGTCCTGTAAAAGCTTTTTTTGCTGTATCAGAAGATAACGCATTCCACGCTTTATCAAACGCAGATTTAGCCTTGTCACTAAGTTCAATTGGAGAACCTTTAGGTGGTATCTTTTTTTTGGGTTCTTTTTGTTTCTTTTCCTCTTGAGTAGCCCCTAGTTCACTCATTTGTTCATTTAAAGCTTGTAGTTTTGCTACCTGTTTTGTAAGATTGCTTACTTTACCTTCGACCTGCTTGCTGAGTATACCTGCAGTTTTGTTTACGTCTGCTGCCGTTCCTTCAACTTGTAAAGTTGTATCTCTAGCTGTTTGTGATAGTATATCAGTAGGAGCAGAGAAAGGAATTACTGAGCTTTCCTTAAAGAAGTCTTCGTTAAATCCATAAGTTTTGTATAAATTTTTTGGACTTACTTGATTGATGTCCTGAAGATACATGTTACCAAATTCTTCAGAAGCTCTCTGAACCACACTCATTTTTCTTCGTGATTGTCTGTCAACCTTATAGTGAGTTAATCCTACATCTCCTTTTGTAGAATGTCCTAAAACTACGTTTGCTACCCCTGCACCCTCTGACTCATTTATTGCATCAAAAACATTTTTTCTCAAGTCAGATATTGTAAATGGTATTTTTTTATTTGTCTTTTGGTCTGTAATTTCCAAGCCCATTTCGGACATGGTTTCATTCATAGTGTTATTTATAAGTGTTCGTAAAGTAGCTTCACTTTGCTTAAACAATTTTACAGATTTACTGTCACCCATTCTTCCTTTAGCATCTGTTCCAAGATCAGCAAGTATGTCTTGAGCTAAAGATGGTAACTGGTAGTTTGTTCTCTGACCTTTGTTACTTATGCCATAAAGAGTGTTTGATCCGGGGTCAAGTGTTCCATAAGGTGAATCTTCAATTGCTTCACCAACTGTAAGATTAACCAAATCTCTGTTTCGTATTCCTAGCAGATGCTTCAACTGAAAGAATGCTACCGCTTCTTTGTTACCTTTTAACTTTAAGGTTGTAGCGTGTATTGCCTTGTTCAAATCCTCTATAGATGGAAGAGTAATCTTTTTCGCAGCAGCTTCACCTCTTGGCTGAGTAGCTTTTTCAAATCTTAGCTTGGTAGGATCACCTTTTACTTTTGCAACTCGGATAGTTCCCTTGCCTGCTTCAAACCTATTAGTGTAAGGATAATCGAAATCTTCGCTTGCTGCTAACTTAGTAAGACTACTTTCAACCTTACCTAATGTCACATAGTCTGGACTACTAGCAACCTTGTTAAAAATATCGTGTTTATCTCTGTCACCAATACTATCCCAATTATCAGATAAGTTAAATCCTGCATCTTGTAACTTTTTTAACAATGCAGTAGGTTGACCATTATTTTGATATAACTTCACATCAGGACGACCTAATTCAAAAGCTTCAGCTATTGTTAGGTTTCCGTCTTTTAGTTTTTGTAGGAGTTCATCCATTTGTCTTAGTACCCAAATGTTTCATTTTGGACTTGATAGACCTGATTCTTAATACCATTAAGCGTTTGATGAATCGCCGCATAACCTGTCATCCTTGTCATTAACATATACCTCAACGCATCGTATGCGTGGTCTTCCGCTTTGGTGTCCACGTCTTCGCTGTTAGTCTTGGAAAGAGGAATTGCTGCCAATTGCTTGACAGTGTTGCTACAATTAGAAAACACTCGTAATCTCGGTTCGTTTGTTCTTGGATCATCTGCAAGCCTACGATGTATTTCCATTTTACCTTGTATTCTATTTCGATCTGAGGGAGTCCAACGAACTCCGCATCTCATCATTGTTTCAGCTATAGAAGGACCAAAGCCTGTCTTATTCCAACATGATGAGTCTAATACTGTGTAGTGGGGTAGTGGATCTAATTGTTCCGCTTCTAGTATTTTATCCGCTAATTGCTCTGCTGTCAACTGTTTTACGTATAATTCTCTATAAATCCAAATATTATTGTCCCAATCAATAGCACCCCATAAAACGCAAGAAGGACTCGCATACCCGTAGTCAGCCGCCCTGATGCGGGGCCAGTTGGTAGGTAAGTCAAAAGGTTCGACAACATGTTTCGCTCTGCTAAATTCTGGAAAGGCTGCACCATCGGCTACATCCCAATCCCCTTCAAGTAATCTTTTCCGTTCTATCTCAGGTAGTGAACGAAGCATAGCTTCATATTGTCCATCAGCCATAAGGAACGGGTTGTCTGTTAGACGTGCAGGTATGAACCTACGATAAAATAAAGGTTGCCCTTCTTTTTCGTGTCCTTGCGGCCACAAGAAAGGTTTACCTGTTTCGACATCGGATGCAGGAAACGGTTTGTTGTGTTCACCTACGTCAATGTACATCTTCTTGATCCACCATCCACCGATTCCTCCGGGGTTGGCTGTACACCTCATATACAGATTTTGCTGTAGCTCTGGGTCGGTGCTTCTCAATCTTGATCTCAGGTAGTCCCACACGTAAGGTGTCGGGTACTGGGTTATTTCGTCTATGCCTATCCAGTTGAAAGCTTGTCCTTGAAATCGGGTTACATCTTTGTCTTTGTCTAGATACGTAAACCAAATGGTAGCTCCCGATGGGAAATGCCACGTTGACTTTGACTCCCTGAACTTCGCTCCGGGGAACGCTTTCGGATATAGCTGTCGTGACTTGTCTATTAACTCAGTAAGTTCGTCGAGAGTACGCCTAAGAAGAAGACCCCTATGATTAGGATTAGTGCAGTAACGAAGCGGATCTGCCAACAAGGCGAAAGATTTGCCCCCACCAGCAGCACCTCCATAGAGTACATCTCTTTCACTAGCGGAAAGAAACTCTTCTTGAGGTCCTTCATTCGGTTGAAACACCACTTCACGGCTACCCACAAGTTCTTGGACAGGTGGAGGAAGTGTTGCCAAGTCACCTGTATCGATAACGGTACTTGTATCTCCCTTAAGAGCTTTCTCAACTTTACCAACTTTCTCTTCAAGCTTTCTGGCATATCTTCTTTTACTTTCTGCTACTTTAGTTAATTTATCTGCACGTTTCTTTGCGTCACGTAATCTCTTTTGTGATTGTCGTCTCGCTTTCTCTGCGGCAGACAGGAAATATCTTTGCTTCGGTGCTTCGGGGTCTTTCTTCGGTCGACCACGTCCACGCTTCGGTTCTGGTTCAGTCATCTTTAACTATTGACTTTACGTGTATTCCTACTGTCTCTGTTGGCACTACATTTCTTTGATGCTTTGCCACCATATCTCATTCCCTGCTTTTGTTTTTCTTTCAAGGCTTCCTTTGCTTCCTTCTTTTCAGATGGAGATAAGGATTGAATCATTTGATTTAATTTGTCACTCATCTTGTCGGTAAGCTCGTTGGGAGTTGTGAGAGCGTTGATTGTATTGAGTACTTTGAATAATGTGTTTAGATCAGCCATCGATTACGACCTCTTTTTTTTCTTACTGATTTACTTTACGTGTACCTGCCCCTTTTGCGTATACTTTAGGTACAAACTTATTTTCTTTTCTTTCGGGGAATTTTAATTTAGGATCTTTCTTTTTTGTACTTGACCTCAAGTCAAGCATTCCGGGTGCAACTAATCCTGCTACTATTCTTGTGACGCCATATAAACTCATTGATCAATAACCACTTCTTTCTTTGGTGGCAGCAACACAATACCGTGTACTGCTT